AAAGAGCAAAAGATAAGAGAAGAGATAAATGTAAGTGTGGAAGAATGAAAAGTATTAGTTCAAAGCAGTGTATGAAATGTTATTCCTCTAAAACTCATAAATCAATACACCCAAGCACATGGAAATAAAAAGAAAAGGATTAAGATGGAAACAATAGATAAAAAAGGAAAGGAAGTAAAGTCAATGAAAAACACTTTTTGGTTAGATGGTTGGAAAGGTAAATGTAATAGTGGATTTTTTATTAGAAGTGATTTATTTGAGAAAATAAAACATTTTGAAGAATGTGGACAAAAAGTAATAGGTATTGTTATAGAACCAGATTCATGGAATTTAGAATTTATTTGTGAAAAAATAAAGAAAGGAGCAAAGGATTAAGATGAGTTCACCAAGATTTATTATAGACGATTCTGCATTGAAGTTAATCTTTGAGGGAGATACAAAATCGAAGTCCAATTCAGTGCTAAAGAAATTGAAGGAGCTAAATGATCAAGGAAAAGATGTTCAAGCCATCACAACCCTCTCAGCATTTTTAAGGGCCATCTATTTGTCGGATCCAAAAACAACAATTCATGATATTCAAAAGACATTAAGTTTCTTGACAGTTGTGCCATCCTTCGCAGACTTCATGGACGGAAAGAAAGTCACAGAGGGGATAATCCACTTGGCAGGGAGAATGGGAGTTCAAAATGAAAAAGATTAGAGCCGAACGAAAGAAATGCCCAGAATGTGGGAAGTGGAGAGTGATGACAGATCATAGTGAGACAGGAGGCCATCAACCTCCTTTTAAGAAGATGTGCCGCATTTGTCATGATAAAATTGAAGGGACAGTCGGAAATTACTCCCGGAAGCAGCAGAAGGGAACACATCTCAAATACATGAAGGGAACTAAAAGGCAACATAAGAAACAATGAATATGAACCACTTAATTCCGATTTATCTAGATCAAGCGATTATCGACTGGTCAAGATTGGAGAGGAGATTCGGAAACCTAAGAAAGAAGTTCAACAATTATAAAGAAATGGAAGTGTGGATTAAAAAAGCCAGAAAGTTAAATAAAAGTCAACAAAAGAAAAAATGAGCATTTTTACTGAAGCGTATAAATTGTATAAAGAAAAGAAAATCAAAGAGGAATTTCAAATGAAAACGAGATTTGTGTATAAAGTAAAATCTTATGCAGTGGCCATTTATCGAAAAGGATGCGCCTGGTTTTTACAATGCGGATGCCACATGGGAGTTTCAAACAGCCCTCAAGGATTATGCAAGCATTCAATTTTAACCATCGTAACCCACTTTTTAAAAGAAAATAAATTGAAGTTGGTGAAAGAATGAATGGTTTAGTATTTTTAGAATTGGCTCTTTCATTTGTTGTAGTGCTAATGATTCTTTTAATTGGATTTATTGTTTATTTTATAAGACCTAAAGAGGTATATAGAAAATATTTGGGTAAGGAGGCAATCAGAGGATAATGGGCCAGGTAGAGATAATTAATGTTTTAGAGAAGGAAAAAAGATGGATGGAGACAAACGAGATCATGGAAGAATTAGGTGTAAGCAGAAACAATGTAAACAGATCCTTAAACGCTTTGCTCAAACACAAAGAAGTAGACAGAAAATTAAGATATCATGGAAAAAGGAGGATCTACAAATGGAGATGCAAGGATATGTAAGGGCCCCCGAGTGGTTAAAAAAAGCGTATCGTAAAGCGGTAAAACATATTTGTGAGACTTGTCACAAGCATGAGGACCAAGTCGGAAAGTTAGAGCCACACAGAATAAAAAGGGGGAATCTCGGAGGGACCTATCGACCAGGAAATGTCCAGATGGTTTGTAATACGTGTCACAAGCGGATACATGAGAATGAATTTTTATGATGGTAGATAAAAAAGCACAGGGAAAGAAGAATCGAGCTGCGGGCGCTCGGTTTGAATTGAAGGTCAGAAAGGATCTTGAAGAGGAAGGATTTATTGTAGACAAATGGACCAATAACGTTTCAGACTTTCCTGATAGCAATATTTATCTTCCCCCAGAAGAGAGAGAAGATAGAAAGTTAATCCCAGCAAAAAGAAAATATAGAGGACCAGGAATTCCAATGGCAATTGGAACAGGATTCCCAGATTTTATTGCAATAAACAAGAATGGAGGAGCAGAATTTGGAAGCAAGATTATAGAAAAAAATGGATTAGGAAATGTTTTTATTCCAGAGGAAATTAGTGATTTAAAGGAAGTTTGGGGAGTAGAAGCAAAGTCAAACGGAAAGCTCGATAAAAAAGAAAAAGAAAAGTGCGCTTGGTTGATTGAAAAGAAGGTGTTCTCAAAAATCTTAATAGCATCAAAGTCGAAAAAAAGAGGGGAGATCATCTACGAGGAGTTTAAATGAAACAGAACATTTATAAATTAAGTGAACGTAAGAAAAGTAATAAAATAAATCTCTTGGAGGAATCCAACTCAATTTTTTACAATCAATTAAATTATAGGAGGTAAAATAAATGACTGACGAAGAAAAAACGGAAGAGGCTCCAGAAGAAGCAAAAGAAGAGGATTCAGAGGAGACTAAAGACGAAGAAGCAGAAGAAGCTCCGGCTGAAGAATCTACTGAAGAATCTACTGAAGATTCTAAATAATTTTTGTAACAAAAAGTTACAAATTTTATTTTTATTTTATTTAACTTTATTTTTTATTTTCAAGCGGCTACCGACAGATTTAAATAGATATTATAGCAGTATAATTATATGGGAAAAGAGGAGGTGATTAGGAAGGTTGATCCTTCGATGAAAAGGAAGAACATTCATGTGGTTACTCTCAATAAAATTAATGCATTTCTTAAGGAGCAAGTCGAACCAGTGTACAAGTCTGAAATTGTGAGACAGCTCGGAATAGATTATAATTCTTTGAATTTGGCGCTGACAATGATAAATTTTAAAGTGGATCCAGACGGAAGAATCTCTTTGAAAAGTAAAAAGAAGGGAGGTAACGAAAATTTATAGATTTATTTGTAGCAAAAGATATGTTCACCTGATGTTTATGCTTGGGAGTAAAAATATTCAGCAGTTGAGCCGAGAGCCCAAAGTCAATATGACCATCTCCCATCTATCGAATGTTACTGATCAATTCAAAAAAGAGGGATTAATCACAAAAAAAAGAGATGGCCGTGAGACAATAATTAAGTTGACTGAGAAGGGCAAAAAATTGGTTGAAGTTTTAAGAGAGTATGATCAGATTGAGAGTGGAAAAATAAAGGAGGAAAATGCTGGGCAAAGTAAAGTTCTTCAATCCAATTAAGGGGTTTGGCTTTATTGAAACAAAAGAAGGAGACCTATTTTTTCACATCTCAGAATTTGATGATTATAAAAAGGTGAAGATAGATAGTGGAGATGAAGTTGAATTTGAAGTTGGGTCCTCTCGAAGAGGCAAGAAGGCAACCAATATTAAAAAAGTTGAAAAGGGGGAATAATGGAAGAAAAAAACGAAACAAGAGTTGAATATAACGATCGAAGAAAAGAGTTAACTCAGAACCTTTCGCAAGCGCAAGAGATAAAAGATGGAGAAAAGGTTATTGGATCTGTTGAGGTTGAGAGAAAAGCAGTTTTCACAGAAAATGGAATTAAAAAGATTTATGGAGACCTCCGCAACCAAAGGACCAAACAAGAGCAAGCAATCAAGCAGAGTAAAGAAGGGTTAAAAGATGCTAAGGAATTGACTCCCAATCAGAAAAAACTTGAAAAAAATCTCCAAGCAATAAATGATTTCAACGCGAGTGAGAAAACGAAAGAGCAATTAAAAGTTCAAGAAAAAGGTCTAAAAGAAACAGTCAAAGACATGCAAGAGATCAAGGGAGCGATCGGAGACAGGTTGAAATTGTAAATAGTTACTAATAGTTACTAATAGTTACTAATAACTACTAAATTAGTAATCAAAAATAAAATGGAAAGAGAATATATTTTAAAGGTAAAAGAGCAAGGATTCATTTATAGAAATCCTGAAGGAATGAAAGAAAAAGTTAAGGCACTACTCGATGCAGGAATTTGTTTCATTGAGACAAGTTACAAGGAAAAGCCAGAAGATGAAAAGCCAGAGGAAGTGGCTGAAGAGGTGGACAATGATGTGGTTGAAGAGAAGCCCAAGAGGGAATATAAGAAAAGGAAACCAAAGAAAGAAGTGATGTATTCTGATGACGAGAGACTCAAGAGTCCAAAGAAAGAAAAGAAATGCAAGAGATATCCAAAAGAGATGGAAGCTTTTATTGAAAAGCACATGAATGAGAATTCTAATAAGGAACTTGTAGAGATGATTAATGAAGAGTTTGATGTGGGAATTACTTGCCCCAGACTTGCAGCGTATATGGGATATAAAAAATTGAAGAGGGACAATCCAAATCGTCAAAGAGTGGAAAGGCAAGCGGAACCAAAAAAAAAGATGGGACCAAACAAGAAGTGGACTGACGAAGTAATTAAATTTTTAGAGGAGAACATAAACAATTTTTCAAACAAGGAGTTACAAACAGAGATAAGTTATAAATTTGATTTGAATGTGACGCAGGCAGCACTAGTATCAACGATGAGTCAAAAAGGGATTCAAAGAGATCCCCTGGGCCAAGCAGATGTAAAAGGAGTAAATAAAGAAATAGCAGATTATGTCTTGAAGAGTAAAAAGAAGGATCCTTATTTGATGAGAGATAAAGTAATTGAGAAGTTTGAAGTGGATACCCCAATCGCAAAAATTAAGATTTTGATGAGCCGGAGAGAAGGGGAACTCCCAGGGGAGAGTCCAAAGGATGAAGTAAAAAGGATCAAAGAGAAGAGAGAAACTGAAAAAGAGTTGGAAGGGGATGATTTAGGAGACGAAATGGGATTGGGTTAAAATGAATCTAAAAAATGAAGAGGTACTAGCCGAGTGGATGCACATTCAGTATGAGGAAATATCCGCAGAGAAGAAATGGAAAACTCAAAAGAAGTGTCAAGTGAAGTTTAAGGATCTCCCAGAGGAGAATCAAAAAGTGATGATCGCCTTGGCAAAAAGGTTGCTCAAGCAGAAAGGTTTAAAATTAGGAGTTTATGTCTGTCCGATGTGCAATTACGAGCACGCAAATAAAGAGGATGCAGTGGAGTGCTGCGCGGGAAAATAAATGGAAGTGAAGAAGATCCCAATCGGGGAGATTAAACCATACCCAAAGAACCCCAGGAAGAATGAAAAAGCAGTGAAGATCGTTGCAAAGTCAATCAGAGAGTTTGGATTCAGAGTGCCAATAATTCTAGACAAGAATAATGTGATCATTGCGGGCCACACAAGATTAAAAGCGGCCAAAGAACTAGAAATGAAAGAGATTCCAGTAATGTGGGCTAAGGACTTGACACCACAACAAGTGAAGACTTTTAGAATAATGGATAATAAATCAATTGAGTATGCCGGATGGGACTGGGAATTATTAAAAGGAGAATTCGAAAAAATAAGTGATTTAACAATAACAGGATTTAGTGAGGCAGAGATTGAAAAGATAATGGATCCAGACAGAGAATTTACAATCGGAAAGAAAGATCCAAAATATAAAATAGAAATAGGAGATGTTTATCAGATGGGAAACCATCGGATAATTTGTGGAGCCTCAACAAAAGAGGAAACATATCTGAAACTAATCTCAAAGGGGAAGGACATTCAATGCGTTTTTACAGATCCGCCATACGGAGTGAGTTACTCGGGAATGACAAATCAAGGGAGGAGAAGCCCCAAGAGAGGGAACGATCGTAAGTGGGATGTGATAGAAGGAGATGATTTAAGAGGAGAAGATTTATACGAATTGATAAAAGAGAGTTTTACTCAAGTGCACCAACACCTAATCCAGAACGGGGCCATTTATGTCTTTCATGCATCATCAAATCAGATAATCTTTGAGCAGGCGCTTGAAGAAGCAGGATTCCAGATCAAGCAGCAATTAATCTGGAACAAACATCATGTGCTAGGAAGAGCCCATTATCATTGGTGTCATGAGCCGCTTTTTTATGGATCTAGGATAAACGAGAATCCCAAGTTTTTTGGGACTAGAACCAACCGAACTATTTTAAACAGAATCGAACCGGAGAGTATGGAAATAGACGAATTAAGGAGATTAGTGAGCAAAATCAAGAAAGAGAGCACAGTTTGGGACATTAAAAAGGAAAAGGTTAAAGATTACATTCATCCCACTCAGAAGCCCATTAAATTGGCAGTTAGAGCGATCGTGAACAGCTCAAAGATAGGAGATAACATATTGGATCCCTTCGCGGGGAGTGGAAGCACGTTGATGGCTTGTGAGGAAAAAAAGAGGAATTGTTATACAATCGAGTTAGATCCAGTGTTTTGCAGTTTAATAATTGAGAGATGGGAAGAAAAGACAGGCAAGAAGGGGGTTAAGCAATGAAAATAGAGAATGTGAAGATAGAAGAAATCAAACCTTATGAGAAGAATCCTCGGAATAATGTGCGCGCGGTGGATATAGTAGCCAGAAGCATTAAAGAATTTGGGTTTAGGGTGCCGATAATCTTGGATGAGAAGAAAGTGATAGTCGCAGGACACACAAGGGTACTCGCAGCGAAAAAATTGGAGATGAAGGAAGTACCCTCAATTTATGCAAAAGATCTCACAGAGGAACAAATCAAAGCATTCAGAATCATGGACAATAAATCACAAGAGTACTCAGAATGGGATAAGGATCTCTTAGTCCAGGAGTTTAAAATTCTGAAAGAAGGGGGTTTCGATGTGACACTTACAGGATTTAGTGAAGAAGATGTAGACAGCGAGATGAAGTTGAACGAAGTGGAAAATGAAAACCTTTTTGATGACAGGCATAAGGTGATTATGTTGTTGCCTCCGGAAGCGCCAAGATTAAAAGAGAGGGCAGCTTTTATTTGTGAGACAATCGAAGAGTATAATAAAATTAAGGAATACTTCGGAAACAATACAAAATTAGATTCGAAGAGACTTCTAGAGTTGATAAAATGAAATACTTCAGTTTGTTCAGTGGAATCGGAGGATTAGATTACGGATTAAAAAAAGAGGAGTGTGTGGGGATAAGTGAGATCAAGCAGAGTTCTGTAAATATCTATCAGAGGAAGATGGGCCAGGTGAAGAATTACGGAGACATAACTAAGATTAAGCCAAAAGAGTTACCAGAGTTCGAGATGCTAGTGGGAGGATTCCCATGTCAAACATTCAGTATGGCAGGATTAAGAAAAGGATTTGAAGCAAGAAAGGGAAAGATGATTTTTTATATTTATGATATTCTAAAAGCGAAGAGTCCCAAGTTTGTAGTTTTAGAAAATGTGAAGGGGATCATAAGCCATGACAAAGGGAGAACAATCAAAAGCGTGGTGAAGCTCCTAAGCAACCTAGGATATTATGTCAGGATAATTTTATTGAATAGTCTTTATTATGGATCGGCACAGAACAGGGAGAGGGTGATCTTTCTGGGATGCAAACAAGACTTCCCAATGAAAGTGCCGGTGATCAAGAATGATATAACGAGATTTAGAGATATCCGGGAGAAAGAAGTCACGTATAAGTTTATTAAGAAAACAGACAAAAATGTGCTCAAAATTGCTCAAAAGATGCAATTTAACTTCGAATTGATAGGGGGATATGACAGAGTCGGAACTTTAACCACTCAAGAAGGATGCGGAGAGAAGTTAGTGTATGAAGAAGATGTTGACGATTTCAGATTATTAACTCCTTTGGAATGTGAAAGGCTGCAGGGGTTCCCAGAGGGATGGACAGAGGACGAATCAAAGAACAACAGATTTTTTGCCCTGGGAAATGCGGTGAATTGTAACGCAAGCGAATATTTGTTTAAAGATTATCTAAAAGGGGTGTGGAGTTGGGAATGACAGAATCTGACAAAAAAGCCCCAGTTGAAGAAAAAAGGAAAAAATTAAGAGGCAAGAAGAAAATGTTATTGGAATCTCTGAAAGGGCAATTAGGAGTAGTAACAACCGCATGTAAACAAGCAGGGGTAAGCAGAGAGACTCATTATAAGTGGTTGAGGACAGACGAGAATTATAAAGCGTGGGTGATGGATTTGCCGGAACTGACACATGACTTCGCGGAGAATGCTTTGCTTAAATTGATCGGGGATGGGGATCCGAAAGCAATTATTTTTTATTTGAAAACAAAAGCCAAAGAGAGAGGATATGTTGAAAAGCAAGAGATTGAGTATATGGGAGGATCTGCAACATTTAATCTTATAGAAAAATCGGTGGAGGAGATTAAAAATGCAAAAGATCATGATCGAGAAGAGAGAGATAACAATAAGTCCGAAGCAAGTGGAGATTCTGAAAGTTCTTGATGATCAAATACACACTGAAATTTTTATGGGCGGCGCAGCCGGCGGCTCTAAAAGTTTTACTGGATGCCTATGGCAAATCATGAGAAGGATGAAGTACCATGGATCAAGGGGTTTTCTTGCGCGGGCCCGACTAAAGAGTCTCAAGGAATCAACGTTATTAACATTCTTTGAGGTGTGTCGGATGTTGGGATTGAAACAGAATGTCGATTTTACTTATAATGCAATTACTGGTGTGATTAAGTTCAAGAATGGTTCTGAAGAATATTTAAGAGATTTGTTTTATTATCCGAGTGATTCTGAGTTTGTAAGTTTGGGAAGTACTGAGTACACAGACGGATTCATCGATGAGATGGCCGAGATTACTGAACAGGCCTATCAAATTATTAGAAGTCGAATGAGATACAAGCTAGACGAGTTCGGGTTGATCCCAAAGATAGCGATGGGAAGCAATCCCTGTAAGACATTTATCTACAAGGAGTTTTACAAGAAGTGGCGAGATGAAGAATTAGAATCCTGGAAAGCGTATATCCGCGCAGACGTTTACGACAATCCATTCATTTCAGAGCACTACATAGAGAATTTAAAGAAGCTGGATTCAATCAATCGAGCAAGGCTACTAGAGGGGAATTGGGAGTACGACGACGATCCAACTAAATTATTTGATTATGATGAAATAATAAATCTTTTTACAAATAATGCCGAGAGAGGGAAAAAATATTGCTTGGTGGATGCAGCAGGATTCGGAAGAGATCTAACAATAATAGGATTATGGGATGGGCTTTTTTGTTACAATGTGATCGTAAAGGATAACATCTCAAGCGATGAGTTGGATAAAATTTTATTGGATGAGAAGATACCTAGAAGTCATTGTGCGGTGGACGAAGTAGGAGTCGGCTTCGGACTGGTGAAGAATCTACCCGGAGTGAAAGGATTTGTAGCAAACGTAAGACCAATCCAAAAGAAGAAGGAAAGTGAGGACGAGAAAGTCCAGCACAATTATAAAAATTTAAAATCTCAATGTTGGTTCGAGCTGGCAAATTATGTTAATGCTGGTCTGATAGGAATTACTAGAACGATAAGTATTGAGGTAAAAAACTTATTGGTGGAGGACCTAGAACACATGAAGCAGAAGGATCCGGGAAAGGACGCGCCATTACAAGTTTTAAATAAGGAGGATCTAAAAGATATAATAGGCAGATCAACCGACGTCGGGGATATGTTCATGCAGAGGATGTACTTCGAATTAGACAAGCCGATGGTTTATGGTTTTATTTCAAACATAGAAGAGAAGTCGCAAACGGAAACAAAAACAGAAAAAGAAGAAACAGATGAGTACAATCAAGAAGTAGAAAAGCAAATTAAGGAGGGAAAAATAGCTTTTGGGCCCGGGACCAGGAAACGAAAAGAGTAAGTCGATTCAGCGGATGAGCAACAATCTTTAAATATACTAGAGGATTAAATAAAATATCAGTTATCCCGCATCACTTCATGATCATGGCAAGAACATTCAGTAATTTGTTCGGATTAATTTCAGAGAAGGCCGTCCCAGATATCGAACCTATCGGAGAGCTAACCAGAGAGGGCCTACCAAAAGCATATATTCCTAAATTTTTATACAAGCCGCCTTTTGGATATCCAAGATTTGTAGATCTCCCAAACATCAGAAGGTTGGCGAGTATGCCTTATGTTGAGATGTGTATTGCAGCAATAGTAGATGAGATGTCGGCAGTGAAGTGGGATATCATACCAAAGGAAGGGATTGAATTAACTGATGAAGTTCAAAAGCATATAGATCATGTTAAGATGTTTTATAATAATCCTAACACAAACAAGGAAAGTTTTGAGGAGATCCGAAGAAAATATATTCGGGATATTTTAGAAGTTGATGCGGGAGTAATAAACAAGATTTTTAATTTGAAAAAGGAGATGGTAGAAATGGTTGCAAGAGACGGAATAACTTTTACTAAGAACCCAGATATTTTTGGAATGATGACTGATCGTGAAGATATAATTATGGACACGAATATTGCGACAAATAATAAAGAGATGAGATTGATGGAACCGGGTTGGATCACTGCCGCAGACGCAAGGGAAAAAGCAGCTTACTTTCAATACGGATGGATAACCGGCGCGCGGCCAGTACCATTCGGAAGGAAAGAGATTGTCTGGTTCGAAAGGAATCCACGAACAGATTCAATATATGGAAGATCCCCAGTAGAAAACTTGGCGAGCACAATTCAAACACTTATCTACGCGATTGAGCATAACCTAGAATATTTTAATGATAACTCAATTCCGAAAGGGATATTAGGCTTGGAAGGGCTAAACGCAGATGGATTAAAAGCATTCAGAACCCAGTGGAAAGAAATCCAAAGAAAAAAAGATAGTGCCGGTTTGTGGAAGAAAACATTTCACCACTTGCCGATCGTGGGGAATCTACCGAAGTTTGAGAGATTGCAATTCACAAACGCGGAGTTAGAATTATTGGCCGGACAAAAATGGTGGTCAAAATTAGTGTGGGCCTCATTTGGAGTTACGAGCGTAGAACTTGGATACACTGAAGATGCAAAAGGATTGGCAAATCAGATAGTGCAATCAAATATTTTTAAGAAGAGAGCAATCAATCCGTTATTAAGATTGGAAGAGTACAAACATAATCACGAGATTATACCTGAGTTTGAGTATGATGATATAGAATTTAAGTTCATGACTTTTGATGTTGAGGAGGAAACCAAAAAAGCAACCTTATATCAATTACAAATAAATGCGGGGTACAGATCAATCAACGAGGTCCGAGTGGATGAAGGTCTAGAAGAAGTCGAATGGGGAAACAAAGAATCTGAAAGTGAAAGGTTCGACAGAGAAAACCAATTCTTTGAGGGAAATGAAAAGGAAGGGATGGAAAAGGAAGAAGCAGACGGAAAGAAAAAAGTCGAAAAAGAGAAGGAAAAGAAATCGGTACCCACAAAAACAAAAGACCTGGGTACCCAGAAGAAAAACTTTGAAGATAATCCTTTAATTTTGAGAGAGAACGAAATAATAAGCGGATCCAAACTCAAAGAGAGTATAATATACTTAATGAAGATCAGTGAAAAGAAAATTAAGAGTCTAGTCGAGAAGGAGATGCAAAGTGGAAGATTAAAAGAGGTGAAGTCTCTTGCAGACATCGCAAAAGCCATCAAAGGATTCTTTACTTTTCAGGGACTAAAAAAGATAAGCGACATGGTGATTAATAATACATTCGTAGAAGGGTGGGACAGCGCAGAAAAGCAATTGGGCCTGAATCTTGTGGTGAACAAAGATGCAGTTGCTTTTATTCAGAATTATACTTTTAATAACATTAAAGGAATGACCGAAGAAATAACGAACGATCTAAGGGCCGAGCTTCAAAGAGGGATCATGGCCGGAGAGAGCGTAAACAAAATTAAGGCCAGAGTTACTAAGGTTTTTGATGTCGGAGAAAACAGAGCAGACATGATTGCTCGAACAGAAACTAACCGAGCAGAGAACCAAGGTAAGCTCCAAGCGTTCAAAGCGAGCGGAAGGAGTTATTATAAGAAATACATTGCCACAATAGATAAGAGAACAAGCCCCTTGTGTAAAAGGTTGGATGGTCAGATTGTAAACATGGACGAAAACTTTAAAGATAAGCAAACAGGATGGGAAGGGCCAGTCCCACCGGCTCACGTAAACTGCAGATCAACAACAATTTTTATCTCCAAGG